CTTCATCTAAACTTACGCCAATGTTTCGCCCTTCCATCCTAGCAATTTGCCTAGCATCAGACAAAGCCTCGCCAGGGACGCGGGTTAGAAGGCTTAATTCGTTAGCGTTTGGCGCCCGGCCTGTTGAAAATGCTTGTTCATAAAGCGGGCTGGCATTGGTCTTCATTCGATCACGAATGGCCAGGCTTTGCTTGTAAGCATCCTCAACATCACCAAACACCGCCCGCAAAGCCGCATCTGTGCGCGTAATCTGCTGTTCACCACGCGGGCGCAGGACACTAGCCGCAAGATCGCGCGTACTCCCTGGCATATTCGCCAAGGCTTCGGCAGTGCTCATACCAGTTTCGCCAAGGCGCTCCGCCATAGTAATAGGCTGACGCGGCATCCCGCTAGCCCGCGCCGCCATGGCGTCAGACAACTCCTGGCTGGCGCGCCCCAGATCAGCGCCTTGAATTAGCGGGCGCTCTGCATTGGGCAGAAAATTACTAACCCCGCGCGTAATAGCCGGAACAGCGGCGCCAACCGCGCCGCCTGCTATACCGCCAAGCGCACCACCTCCAACCGCGTTAGAAAGGCGAGGAGCAAGACCGCCCTCCCCTTCGCCAAAACCCTGCGCGGCCCCCGTTACGGCGCCAGTAGTAGCCCCGGCTTTAGCCGCCTGTAGTGCCCGGCCAGCAGTAGTTGCAGCCCTAGCGATATTAGCCGCGCCAGCAGCAGTACCGGCGGCACTTGCGCCGCCAGTAAACGGCGCCGCAATAGCCGCCCCAATAGTGGGGACAATCGCGCCACCAACCTCATAGGCCCCAGCCCGGATGGGGTTCTGTTCGCGGTATTGCGCTAAGTTGGCGCGTTCCTGCGACAAGGCTTCTTCATACGGAGTGCTGCCAAGACGGGACCGCAAGAAAGCGGTAATCTCATCGGCGGTTCCAAGAGTTAGCCCCTGCAAGCCAGCAGACAAGCCACCCGGAAGAACCGCGCCCCTTGCTTGGGAAGCCTGTGTGCCGCGCGCTACTAGCTGATCAATCAGTTTATTGATGTCTTCGGCCATTTAACGCGCTCCAAACAAGGCGGCGGCATTAGGGATACCGGCGGCGGTTGCTGCTGCGATGGCTTGTTCCATCGTCAGGCGTTGCGGGTTATTGGGCGGAAGGTTCAGGCGTTCCCGAATACCAGCGACCAATTCAGCCTGGCGGGCTTGAGGTATTGCGCCAGGGCGCGCAACTTCTGGCGGGGCTTCACCACCAACCGGGCGGACCACTCGTTCTGGGCTTACACCATAATCCCTAGCCAGCCCGCGATATTGATCCGCGAACTCTTGGTATATGCTTTGGCTATTGGCAAACCGGCTATTAGCTTCGCGGATGATCTGCTGGCGGGTTTCAGGCGTTAGACCGCTACCACCATTCAAGCGACTAATTGTGCCAAGTACAGTTTCGCTCAACCCTTGCGCGCGGAGAACTTGGATTTGTTCGCCTTCACGCACCACGGAAGCCGGGTCCAACATCTTAGCGAAAGCAAACACCAAGTTAATATCATTCAACCGTGACGGGTTTTCGCGGTTTGCTGCGTCACGCACCTCGCGGATTTGCGGGATCATGGCGAAGTAATCACGCACCGGCTGATAACCGATAAACTCACGGCGTAGACTACCTTCCAACTCGCGCCGCTGTTGCGAACTACCCCCTTCAGGCTCGCGGGTTCCCTGGATCGGCTGAACCCCACCCTGCGCCGTAATCTGGTATCGGCGGTCAGGATCATAGGCTTCACCCAGAAGGGCTTGCGCTTCACCTGGCTGCAAGACGCGGGTTTCTTGCTGCATGGCGCGGGTCTGCATTTGCGCCAAGAACTGGCGTCCAGCTTGTGGCCCCATCTGCCGCAACAGCGCCGCCAGTTCTGGCGTCATCGGGACCGCACCAACAGCAGGGCGAGCCAAGGCTTGTTGCGGCGGGGTCAACGGCGCCGCTTGTGGCGGTTGACCACCAGCCGCCGGTTGACCAGGCATCCCAGGCGCCTGGGGCGCAGCCGCCCCACCTTCCCCTTGGCCCAGCCGCATCCACCGGCTGACCGGCGTTCCAAATGCGTCTGTGCGGTCTTGCCCGCCACCACGCACAAACCTATCAACACCCCCAGGACCACCAAGCCATGCGCCTTGGAGCATCGCTTCAGGCGTGATGCGGACCCCATTAACCTCTTGGCCAATATTCCGCTGCAAGCCCATTTGCTGTAATTGCCCAGCTTGATAACCCATAGACAATTCAGCGGCACGACGCTGGGCATCCGGGCTACCCAAGAAATCCTGCAAAGTGCGGACATTCTCAAAGCCAGGGATATTGAAGGTGCCACCCCATTGGCCGGACCACTGTCCCCGCTCATTAATCTCGCCTTGCGCGGGCCGATAGACACCGGCACTCGCCGCCAATGGCGCACCTAGTTGGTACTGCCCCGCATACCCAAAACGATTAACCGCCGTGGGGTTTGGCGCTTCAGCGCGCGCCAGCCGGTCCAAAGCCGTGCGAATGGCTTGCGGGCCAAACGGCTGGAAATCAGGCGCCTGTTGTGCCGGTTGTTGCGGTGCGGCAGGCTGTTGCGTTCCCTGGGCCTGCATAGCCTGGGCAACTTGCTGGCGTGGTGCCGTAGGGGCGCCACCAGCCGCCAGCCTATTCACATATTCAGACCAGCCAATTTGCTCCGCCACCGGCGAGATACGCTGCAACGCTGTACCCTGCTGACCAGCCAGGGACGCAAAAGCATCCTGAAGCGCCGCGACACCAAGTAAGCGCCGCTGGGCTGGTGACATATCAGCATAAGGACTCTGATCCGGCACCGGATCGCCACCGCTTGTCGGTTCCCCGCCACCAAAAAGACGCGATAGAAATTCAGACATTGCGCGGCTCCTTACCGGAACAGGAGATTAAAGGCATTAGCCAAGCCGCCAGCAGCCTGACCAATGGTGCCAACTTGCTGCAAGAAGGAAGGCGTGGTTTCCGTCGTGGTGGTCTGCCCCATTGGAGCCATCCCAAGCGCACTTTGGCGAATCCGCAACTGCTCCACCGGATACTGAAACTGGCGCAGGAAGTCCTCATAAGCCTGGCTCATATTTGCCTGGGTCAACCCGCGCTGCTGTTCGCCAGATTGGAACATAGCCTGCGCGCCGGTAAGCCCAGCCGTCTGACCAAGGGCGCCAAGGGCGCCAAGCTGCTGGGCAGCGGCGAGAGCCTGCTGGTTCCCCTGCAACCCGTAACCAATGTCACGGCCAGCCATTTCGCCCGCCTGCTGGAAGCCCTGGGCGCGCAACTGCGCGGCAGTGCGGGCCGCTTGCTCCATCGCCGCCCGGTTAGTCTCGGCCTCCGCCACACCCTGGCGTGAACCACCAAACGCCCGCGCCCTCACTGCCTGCGCGGCGGTTTGCTGGTTTGCCATCTGGCGTGAACGATCAATATCCGCCAGCGTAGTATCAATCACCTGTTGCGTGTACGGGTTCTGGTAAGCCGCCATCCCTGAAGCAATGGTGCCCGGCGTATAGGCGCCAGCCTGGCGGGCTAAAGCCTGGGCCTGGGTAATCGGCTGCTGGGCAGAACCCGCCACTTCACCCACCCGCTGGAAGGACGCTTCTTGTAATGGCGTAAAGCCCGCTATCCGCTGATAGGGGTAAATCTGATAATCACGATTAGCAACGTCCAGGGCGAAGTCATAATTCGCCAGCATCCGTTCCTTGACATCGGGGTCAAGTTGGCTGGATTGCGTCTGCGTCGATGTCCCGCCGCCCTTAGACATGGCGTATCTCCTTAGAAACTGTGGTCATTATACCTTCAAAACCATGCCGCTTCAAAGCACGAACCCACCCTGCGCGCCCGCACCCTGTTAATTTAGAACACCCAAAAGCACGCCCATAAGCATCCAATGATGGGATCATCTCGATCACCTGTTCCAGCTTACCCCCAACTAGCCAAGCATGGAGAATGGTGAACTTCGGATAGTAAATAAGTTCTGTGACAATCACCGCTTCAGGAGCGGGCCAGAACTGAAAATGCCCTTCTTTGATTCCCCTGGCTACATGATGGAGATCATGCGTATTTCCCGCATAATCCAGCGCATCCTGAAGCCACTGCGAACACCTCTCGAACTCGGCTTCAAAAAGGGTCATAGCGCTGTAGCAGCCACCACCCCTGAATTATCCACAGTGATGCTCCACCGTGTTCCGTCAGGGGATTTCAAGATCAACCGGCCTGGGCTTACTTCCAGATCGCGGTTTTTCTTATGGTTCTCATCATCTGCCCGTTCCAACATAGAACGGGCAGTCTGCTCGTTAGAGGTGTCATAAATGCCAGGGGCGACAGGAAGCCTCACCTTCCACCCCCAGGCACCGCTTCCAGGCGGAAGTTACCGACTCGCCAATCCGCCAACTGAACGCCCGTCACCTTAAAAGAAACCTGGCGCCCTGAGAACCGGACATCGGTGTACTTAGATGAAATGGTGTATGGCCCGAAGGTACTCTCCGTGCCCTCTGGCGCGAATCGGGTTTTGAAACTGACATTTACCTGGCCCTGTGTTTTCTCATCCGGCACCACCTGGCGAGCCACCATCACCTTGTCGCCGTTACCCATCTCTAATGGGCCTGTCTCGGCATACGGCGAAGCCCCATCGTAATTCCACCCGACCTCGTGATCATACACATAACCAGAGGGATCAACCATAATGGGGTAATCAAATACCCCAGAAGGAACCCCAGTAGTCCGCGCCCAAGAACCAATGGACCAAGTATTCTCGCGGTAGTTCCAGATTACATAGCGGTCACACTCATTTGATTCACCGGATGGATATGACCAAATGATCTCGAAAAACTCATTATTGAGAACCGCATTTACCTTAGAAGCCTGGTTATAGTTGAAGTCTGAAAACACATAATCCGAGACATCGCAGCGCAAAGCCTTAACAGCGCCATCATAAATATAGAACGTCCCGTCAGACATCCAGGCGGCGCCATTGTCCAAGCTGACAGAAGCCTGGGCACTAATAACCCCACACCCAAAACCAACCCGTTCAAATCCATAAACGTATGGAGGGCCTTGGTACACCGCAAGATGTGCATCTACAGTGGTTAACAACAAAGCGCCGTAGCGGGTTCTTTCCCCACAAATAAGTTTACCAGAAGTAGCCAACTCAATTTCGCCAGCTTGGTTCAAAGCAGAAGGAGTCCAGGTGGTATTATCTTCTTGATTAGACCATTGAACCTTTCTTGGGTTTCCACCCGCCCCAAGTGCAAAAAGAAACCTTTCAGCAGTAACTAGAATTGAGCTATTACCAACAGGCGCATTTGTTATAACGTCAGCCCTGCCGCTTGTGTCTAAATCCCACTCATAGATTTTTCCATCGTCTGATCGACAAGCCACCAAGTATTCACCCCAATTATCTAAAGCCCATGTGGTGACACCGGCAACACCGATAGGAGATACATCTGGGCGAGGTGTTCCGTAAGTGCTTGTTCCGTATGTGAAAGCGCCATAACCAAGCCTAGATGGGGCCTGGCTTGATCCTATATTCAACTCGTAAGCGTAATCCGCTGACCCAAGATTTGTTTCTGTTGAAGCCGCTATTGAGCCATGAGTTACCGTGTAAGAATTGGCGTTTAACCTGGTAATTAAGTAATCACCAGATAAAGTAATACCACTAGAACCAATCGCGGTACCATTTGTGAATTTAACCGTATCCCCGGTCAAACAACCATGCGCTGTATCAGCGACAGTAACAACAGCGGAACCATTCACTGTGCTAAAGGCGTTGGTTAGGGTGCCTGTTTCCCTAATCGGCGTGATGTTATATGGCGCCTGGTCCGCCCTGATGGCATACAATTTTTCAGAACTGCCCGCGCTATACCATGCAATCGAAGTATTAGACCGCCAAGCATGAGAACCACGCATAACGCCAGTAAGCTGAATGTTGCTTCCGTTGTATGTGCGTTTCCGCCAGCCACCAATCGGGCGAAGGGTGCCATCAAACCACCGCACCAAGTTGGCATCATACCACCGGCCAGCAGATTGATACTGCGTCCCGTTACGATAAATTCCCGGAGGCAGCTTTAACGGAATGTACATCTAGCCCCTCAAACGTCGAAGCCATGATTGAACGGTTTTTGTTTCATAGATGCGGATCACTGTCCAAACGATGGTGAACAGCGCCGCAATCGAAGGAAGAACCTGGGCCAATGTCCCCACAACCGTCGTGATTGATAACACATCCCCTATGGTCTTTGCGGTTTCGTGGTTATCAACCATGTTGCACCTGTAAGATTAGGGCTTTGCTGGCCAGGTTATATTCCATGGGAACCCGGTTTGGGTAGGAATATCACGCAACGCTTGGCGATAAATTGCCCAAGCTGCGCCATCCACCGGGGCATCCACAAGCTGGGTCCAATCGCATTCCGCCAAACGCGCAGCCCGGTCAGCCCGCACCAATTTAGCCTGCTCCGCATCCTTCGCTGCCTTATAGGCTGCTTCTTGCTGGGCAGCGGTGGTTTCTGGCGTATCAGTGAAGATCGGCCCCAAGATGTGCTTGGTGTACCACTTGCCGTCAGCCTGCTTCTCAACACCATGGCGCATCGAGTACTGATACACCGTGCCGCCGTTAGCTTGTGGCCCCTCAAACACCGGATCAACGCCAATGGCTTCCATCACCTCTGGCGTGAGTGTCTCGTAGGAAGGCCCACCATTGGCCAGCAGATAGGCGCGCAGTTCGCTTTCAAACATCACGGCGCCAGTGGATCGAATGCGGAGTTCCATGGTGTCCTCTATGCAATTGCCAAAAAGATGAAGGTACCACCATTGGCATTGATAGCCGCTGGCGCAGTGCTGCTGATTTCAAACCCGGCGCTGTAGGTGTCAATATAATCGGTATTAGTAACTTCGGCGGCAGTAGAGTTAAGCAACAAGTAAGGATCATCGCCCGACACAATACCGCGCGCGGTGTCCCATACATACCAATCGCCTGTGCTGTCGGTGCGCTTGATTAAGACAAACCGTGCGCCGCTGGTAAACCCACAATTGATCTGGTTGGTGGTGCCAGTTCCGGTATAAGAACCAACCTTTGAAACCCCAGAAAGAGAAGCGAAAAGGTAAGCGACAAAATTATCGCCAGATTCGTTTGTACTGTTATTAGTACCGACAGAAAAAACTGAAGCCGTCGGCGCTGTATCGTTCCAGAAAGTATTGTCATCAGCCGTGGCCGCAGTGGTGTTCAAGACTAGGTAGTCAGTTGCATCCCCAGCATAAACAGCCCATGCCCTCCCTGTGGCATCAGACCTATTTTTCACAATCATAAACTCAGGGATTACCCCTAAATTATGATTTAGGGTGGCGTTCGCCCCAGTGCCTGTATAACAAACAATATCCAAAAAGCCCGGCGCTCGTTTAAACGCTTCCGCCACATGATTATTTGAGGTGGTGTTGACGTTTAATTTCGCTGTCGCGTCATTACCACACCAAAACCCATTCATTGCGCTAAAAGCGGTTCCAAACTCATCGCCGCCAACTGCTTGCTGGTCAAGGGCATCTATGTCTAAAACTTCGGCTGATACTGCCCCACTCAATAAGTATGGCTGCCCTCGCAACCTATCCCCAACAACCACACCCCCTAAAACTGCATCATCCCTTTGACGAACCAAGATTAAGTCAGGCGCAATCGTGGTATTCACAAGCCGATTGTCAACATTAGTACCAGTATAAACAGTCGGTTGAAAAACACTGGCGCCGGTTGATGGTTTTTTCATCGGGCCGCGCCTGATGGCTATATAAATATACGCACTTCCGTTGTTATTGTAACTTGCGTCTGTGGTGTTTATTTGGAACCCAGTGGCTGTAGGTGTAACAAAAGTACCCAATGTCTCTTGTGCGGTGTTGTCTGGGTTTATTTCGGCATCAGACCCACCAACAACAAGGCCGCGCAAATTATCTAAAACATTCCAAGCACCGGAGGGGCCAACTGCCCGCTTAATGAGGAGCCATTGAGGCTCATACCCAAGAGACACAGAAGGGCCAGAAGTAGAACCATTCCCCGTATAGGTGCCGCAACTAATCACATTATCAGATTTTGATAAGCCAAAATCTCCCGCATCATGGGCAAATAAATAAGCCACATAGGTTCCGCCGCTGGCATTTACAGACGCATCAGTCCCAACACTAAAGACGCTAGATGTGGCGGTGGTGCTATTCCACCTAGTTGCTCCTGTGGCTTTTGCGTTAGTTGAATTTAAAACCAGATATTCAGTATTGGCCAAACTGCGGTGATAAACTTGCCAATCAGAAGATGTGTCTGTTCGTTTTACAAAAATACACCCAGGAACAGAATTTAAATTATGTGCGATCGTGCGGTTTGCACCATCGCCTGTATAAGTAACAACATCAAAAAACTTTACTCTTTTTCTGAATGTCCAAGACCCATAAAGTACACCGTTATAATTTGTCCCGCGAGTGGTTGCTGTTGCGCCGCCCTGAGTTACTGCAAATCCATCGGAATTGAAGGCTGAAATAAAATCATGGGAGGCCCCAAGGTCTTCAGCAGAAGACAAATTACTTGAAAGGGCCTGGTTGTTACTTGCGCTTGTACCAGCCCCCCTAGAGGTATCATTTAAAATGTGGTTTGCGCCAGCACTTCGCGCTTTAATCCAAACCAACCCCCCTTTGCCAGAAAGGTTAATTCCATTGGAAATAGATTGCGCGCCCCCAGTTGTGGAGTTTCCCGTGTAAAGATATGGAGCGAAAACATCTTCAATGTAATCAACCTCACTAAGTAACCCAAACCCATAACCTTTTGCGGAGATGGCGCCCTGAGTGATTACGGTTGGCATCTATAAACCTCAAGCAAACCTGGTTTGAGAAGCAAACACAGTGAACGCGGCATTTCCGGTCTTAATGATGGTGTAAGTGTACACATCAATGGATGAGGCGTTGCCCTGCGTAGGGGCAATACCGCCCTGCCACTTTGGCGTAACCGAAGATCCATCAATCTGTACTGCGCTGTTGTAGTACGCGGTACTACCCTGAGTCACAAGAAACACCGCTGTTACTGCCTGGCCTGTTGCCATCGCTGTATTGAGAGACGTACCGGAAGAAGCCCGGAAATTGACCGTCCAATTGGCCGCTGCGTTAGAGGTATAATAGATCACACTTTGAGTGGTTAAATCGTAATTGATAGTACCTGTAGCAGAAGTGGCAGAAACAGTAGCTGGTTCAGCGGCATTTGTAAGAACCGCCGCCAGCACACTAGAAGAACCGTTAAAGGTTTGAAGCGCCGTAAAGGTGTTAGCTACGCTGGTGGAAAACCCACTAGCCCAAGACAAAACGCCAGAAGCATTTGTGGAAAGAAACTGCCCGCTTGTACCATCCGCCGCCGGCAGGGTGTAGGTGGTTGAGCCAGCCGCCGCCGCTGGGGCCAAACCAACATAGCCAGATGTAGAGCCACTAAGGCGCAGCGTTCCCTTTACATCCAGTTCCGTCCCTGGCGTTGCTGTCTTTATACCTAGGCGGTTATTCGTATCATCCCAAAACAAGTTGGTGTTGTCTTGGGTATAAACCCCAGAAGCGCCAGCAAAAACAACCGAACCAGCAGTGAATTGGGTTTTCGTTCCAGTGCCGCCACTAGCTACTGCCAAGGCTCCGCCACCTGAACCAGCCCCAAACAGCGCATCAATCGAATCCAAGTCGTTGTTTAACTTGGTGCCCCAGCTATCAGCAGACGCGCCAACCTCTGGCTTGGTAAGCCCTAAGTTTGGGGTTGTGGTGTCAGCCATTTATTGAACCCTCGTCCACGTTTCTGGTGTTGCAGTGATTGGAGCCCACACCGTTGAAGAATCCGCCGCCGCATCCCAGGCATCTGTTGCTGAAGCAATAGGTGCCCATATTGTAGAGGAATCAGGCTCCCCGGTCCATATTTTCGTGCCATCTGGGATTTGTTCCCATTTCAAAATGGCGCTGGCGATAAATTGGGAGATACCTTGGATTTGTGCGGCGCCAACCTGAATAAGCCCGCCACTAATCACCATTTCAGCGGAAGCCTCAATTACAGCGGAAGATGTGTAAACTACCGCCGCCTCAGCCGTAACAGAAGCACCCCCCTCAATAGAAACACCTGATTGGGCTATTTGTTGCCCAGAAACATCGACAGAAGAAGACGCCTCTAAATTTACGGCTCCATTTTGAATTAGTTGAGAGGCAGCGGTTAAAGATGCAGACGCATCAATCAAAGCCCCGCTCGCATAAACAACCTGGCCAAAAGCCGTCGCATCCGCCACCCCATCAATGGCTGCGCCGCTTTGCTGGATACGAACCCCGACACTGGTGAGGTCAGCAATGGCGTCAATTACAGCAGCCCCCTCTTTGGGGTCTATGCCGTAATTACCTCGCCCATATAAGCCGCTGCCATAACCAGCCACTTAGATTACTCCAATGTAATGTCTAGATCGCCAGCCGGAATGCGGAAAACGTCGCCCGTGCCAATGGTCTTACTGGTGGTCAGTTCCCCGTAAGCCAACAGGTTCCCAGATGTGGAAGCATCAAAAATACCCACATAGGTAATCGTACCCCAGGAACCCGTCGCCGTATCAAACTCAATAGCCCCGCTATTGGTGCTGGCGTTACCGCTGGTGGTCATCGTCGCCTGCTTACGGGTGTAACCATTGCCGGAAACTTCCGTACCGCCACCACCCTCGCCAGGGGCAGCGGTGAACAGCCCCACATAAAGGCTGGCAGACGGCGAAGAATAAGCCGTCCCAGAAAACACATAAGCCATTATCTTGTTTTCAAGATAATTAGTGAAGGCGTTGGTGGTCATTAGCCGAAACTCCTTGCGCGCATCCGAAGGGCTGATGTGGCCATGCGGCTTCGTTCATCTGAAACCTTTAGATCACTTAGGGCACGATCATACAAAGCGCCCCATACCGCAATGCGCTGATCGTCCTGCAAATAAGGCGCCGCCTGCAAAAGCGAGCCATAAAGGTATAAATCCGGCGCCTCCACCAGAAGCCAATTACTGGTATTGGATACCGTCAAAGCCGGAATCTTGGCGTAATAAGTCAACTCACCCGTATAGGCGGACCCGCTATCCGGCGCCGGGATAACCTGAAACTGCTGGCCAATCTGCGTGTAATAGATCGGCTTGCCGCTCGCGCTGTTAGCCCCCTTCAGCATCGCCGCCTGATCCGGGGAAACAAACTCCATCACCGTGATGGGATTGGTGTTAATCTGAAACCGGATGCTTTCAAGCCAATCGCTAGGCACCGCGCTATACTCGCTGTCCAGCGTAGCCGTAGCCCGCTCCACCATCTTCCTGTGGCGGATGTTCCGGTTGAACTGAGCCTCAGCCAAAGTGATGAAATCAGGAATAACCGCCGTCAGGTCACTGCGATTTAAGAAGTCCGCAATAGAGGCTTGAAGCGCACTATAACTATTGACTGCCATCAGAACCTCTCCAAGAATTACTTTTTCGGACCAACCTGATTAATCCCCTAGATACCCCAAATTTCACCGCTAAAATACTATCTTTTTCATTCGAAGTCCTTATCTCTTGAATCTGAAATGAGGACAACTTAAAAAACCTTTTCCCGCGTCTAACTGAATCTTCGTAATTTTTACTTTGATTGCCCCAGTACAAATGGTCTGGATTTACACACAGTGTGTTATCACACTTATGCAAAGCGTTCCTTCCAAGAGATGGACCATGGAATACCTCGCAAGAAAATCTATGAGCGGATATATATTTTTTACCCAAAGCTTTATTGGTCAGCACAAAAACCCCATATTTGGGGTTTGCGCTCTTTAACCAAAGCCAGCAACCAGAGTTTGGTTCTGGTATACAAGAATCCATAAACCTTTCTTTATCAGCCAGAAGATTCATTTCTCTCTTCCTTAGCGCCACAAGCATGGGCATTTGAAAACTCAAACGCTCCGATATGGCGAACTGCTTTACTTAAGTCATGATCCAAAAAAACCTTAAAGCCAAATTCCCTTGCTGTTCTACAAAAGAATATGTCTTCCCCTATGTATATACCATTTTGGTAAGGCACAAAAAACCATGGTTTTTGAACTTTCCGAAAAACTTCAGCCTTAATCAGCATTAACCCCATACCAATGGCGGATACCTCTTCCAGCCCAGTACACCACTCTTCCGTATAAACCCGCTCACTGGTCAGATCGTCACGGAAAGCCACCGGCTGAAGGGGGAGTTTGCGCGTACTGTAATTAGCCGCCACAATATCCTCATCCCGCGCCAATAGTTGCCGGATGCTGTCCTTCGGGAACCTCATGTCGGCATCAACAAACAGGACATGGGTGGCGCCAGCATCCAAGGAAGCCTGGGCCAATTCCTGCCGCTGGTTTACAATTAGCGTCCCTTGGTTTTGGAACAGCAGCACCCGGTCCTTTGTCGCCGCCGTATGGGCCGCAACGCACCGGGCCAGATCGAAAGCAAACCCGCTATCCACCACATCGCGGCAAGGGACACAGACAGAAATAATGGCGGGCATCAAACGCGCCCCGGCCTAGTACGGAAGAACCTATTCTCTGGATCATTCAGCCATTTCTTCATGGCTACCGGGTCATCCACGATGCCCTTCTGCTTCAAATCATAAAAGACCGCCAGCGGAATGGATGCCACCTTGTTCCATTCGCCGTAGCGCCCGTGGTCTTCGTTAAACTGCGCCTTATTGGCTTCAATAATACCAGACACATCCTGGCGCTTCTCAATCAGCGCCGTATCTGTGGTGTCATCATAATGCCAGTAAGAAGTAATCCCACTCACCGGATCAATGTTGAAAACCTTGTCAGCCATAAGCCACCTTTGAAGTGGGGCTGGCAGTCACCCGCCAGCCCCGTTGCCATTACGAAGTCGTCAGGTCAGCGGCGATACCATGCGCGGCTTCCTGGCGGACCATCAAGCCATATTCGCAAAGCATCATGCGCTTTTCCGCATCGCCGGTCTTCGCCAGGTCCATCGTCTGGATCGGGCGGAGGATCGCCGTCGCCGCGTATTCCGGGTCAAGCACGAAAGCATCGCGCTCACGCTGGAAGCGGTTCGGCACCACAGACACCGCGCCGAAGTCAGACACATAAACATCAGCAGCGCCAATGATCACAGTCGGCTTCGGAGTGGCCTGGTTGTAGCGGATTTCGGCAATACCAGCGAAGCCGCTGACGGTCTGCTTGTTGAACGGGCCGACCATCAGAATCTTCGGCGTACCGCCTTCGGTCCACACCTGGGCGATAACATCCTTCAGGATGGTTTCCGTGAAGGTGCGCTGAGTGCCGTCAACGCGGGTAGCGTTCACCACACCGTTAGACACCGTCGGATCAGAACCGCCAGCACCCTTGTTGGTGTTGGTGCGAAGGAAGGCAGGCAAGCCAGCCGTCTGACGCGCCGTGGTGTTGTTACCAGCGTTCGCGGCCTTGGACGCCAACAGAGTGGCTTCCATGTCGCGCTTCAGTTCGGCGCCGTTCTTCGCCATCTGATAGGCAAGTTCAGAACGACGGCCAGCCTTATCAACGCTTTCCAGGGTGCCGGAGATCACAACCGTCTTACGGCTGATCTGCGTGTAGTTACCCAGGCGAGTCGTCGGGTTCACCGCGTCGAAGGAAGAGATGTCATCACCTTCCAGCGCCGCATTGGTGGTGGAAGCCGCCGCAAGGCTGTCCGTCTGCCATTCGAAGAACGTGTTCTTCACGTTCACGCGGGCAGTGTTAGACTGAAACGGGGTTTCTTCCGGCGAGATGTTGTAGATCACATTCGCCAGGTCTTCACGGATGCCCTTGGCATCATAGCGCGTGAAGGTATTAGCAACGATAGTCATAGCCTATATCCTTTCAGAGAAGCGCCGCTAGAACACTAGCGGCATCGTTGACAGTCCCGGTTTTAGCGAGACGCTGCTTTGCACGGGTTAGGTCCGTCACATTCCTCTGGGGTACAGATTGCACGGGGCCGGGCTTCACCGGCCTTGTCGCGGAAACCTGTGGTTTGACCGAAGCCTGCGCTTTCTGCTGACCACGATCATACAGCATGGCTTTGCGGAGGATGGCAACGTGTTGCGCCTTCGTAAGACCATTGATGTCTTGCTCAGACGCACCATTCTCCATCAACCAATCACGCAACATCTTCTTTTCGCCCTGCGCTACCTTCGCATCCTTCCAAGCTGGAATGATCTCTTGTAGCTTCTGCGCCTCAGATGTTAGCGTAGCCTTCAGTTGCTCGGTTTGCTGCTGCTGGAAAGCCTGCGTCAAACGCTGCTTCTCGGCTTCAATAGCCTGAAACTTCGCAAAACGGTCTTCCTGCACCTTCTTCCACTGCCGCTCTAAGCGAATGGCGTTCTGGGGGTCTTCTTCATAAAGACGATCCCAATCCGGCTCCGTTTCAACCTGAGCGACATTCTGCAACTGCTGCTGTAGTGCCCCTAAAAGAGTGGCGTACTGCGCCCGCTCTTGCCGAATGGCTTCAGCTTCCGCTTGGAACGCCTTGCGCTCTTCCGCGAGTTGCTGGGTCTTTCGGCTATAGTCCGCCGTCCTTGAATATCCGCGCGCCAGTTCGTCCAGCGTCACCTCAACTTCTTCGCCCGCCACCTTTACTTTGACGGCTTGCGGAAGCCTTTCGCGAGGTTGCTCTTCGTCCTGCGTTTGGTCATCATCTTCAGCGGTTTCCTCAACGGCTTCAGCAGCAGCTTGCGCTACTGGTGCCTCCGTCTCGGTGCCCTGGGCTTGCGCTTCGGGCTGCTGCGCCTCACCGACCTGGGTATCGCCATCATCAGCGGCCAGAATATCGGCTATGGCATCTTGTGCCTGGTGGATTCCGATCCCGCCTTGGGCGGGGGTGCCGGATGATTCAGACATCAAAAACTATCCTCTCTCAAAACGCCTTTCGGCGATGGACGCGGCCACTTTGCCATTATCAATAACGGCTTGAAGTGCCCGCAAAAATTCGTGCATCCCCCGCATTGTTGCGTGGATGTATTTCTGGTCAGCCTCAAACTTGGCGGTTTTCCACTCATCAAACAACTGCTCTTCAACCAATGCCACCGCCGCCTTCAGCGTCGGATCATTCATAAGCCTAAGTGCGTCGTTCCCCGCCGCTATCTGAGTTGCGAAATCAACCAAACGGGCCTCCCATTCCACCCGGCGCCATATTAGCACCCATCACCTGGGGCGGATTCATCATCTGCTGGCGCTGCGCCTGCTGCATCTGGCGCATCATCTCACGATCCCGCTCCATGTCAGCCCGGATCGCCGCCACGTCCACCTGGGCGCCATACTTCGCCCGCATCTCAGCAATCTTCAACACCAAATCGGCTTCCATCTGGTCACGCTCTAAGTCGTCCTTACGGACCATTTCTTCACGGCGCAACTCCAGTTCAGCCGCCTTTTTCTGGATATCTGCTTGGATCGCCGCCATCTGCGCCTGAGCCAGCATTTCTTCTGGCGAAGGCTTCGGTGGTTGCGGAGGCATGGGTGGCATCTGCGCTGGATCGTTGAAGAACTGGCTGGCATCCTTGTAGCCCGCCAGCGACACAATCTGCGCCAGAGTATTGCGATACTGCGCCAGCGTAACCAGCGGATTATTCATCCCCGCCAGTTGTAATATCTGCTCCTGCTTTTGCATGATGCTAGTGAGAACCTGTATCTTGTCCTGCTCGGTGCCACCGCCCAAGGCGATATTCACCACAACATCCATATTCGCATCCCAACTACGGGGATCAACCGGCACAAACTGACCACGCAAGCGGATCATGCGCTCGGCCTGCTGGTTCTGGACCGCCAACTTCAACAAGCCCGTAAACAGCCGCTTCATGCCACCTTCAGCAAAGATGCGGGCAATCAACTCGATACGCTGCTGGGCCGCTGTTACCGTAGCCGCCACCGCCGCGCGGGTAGAAGACTGAAGGCTATCTGCCGCCAAGCCAGCCGCCGCCTTGGTAATGCCCGTGCGGCTTTCCTTCATACCGTCCATGTAGTCCAGCATCGGGAAAGCCTGCTGGCCCACAAAAGGCATAGAGAACGGCTGAACCATCCCCGGCGCCCGCATACGGATTACACCACCAACTTCCGTATTCAGCACATCATCAACATTCACTTGGCCTTCAACCACACCCACGCGCGGGTGGATGGCCAGCGCCAGACTATCCAGCATATTCCGCTGAATGTTGGATTTGATAAGCTGAATGTCCATCACCTGATCAGCAACAGACAAACCGAAGAACGTATGAGGCTCCGGGTCTGGGCAGAACACCGCAAACGGGATCATGTCCGCCGGTTCGTTCCTCACCACCTCATAACCCTGGCCAATCGTGCAAACGCGGCGCAGTTCCGCAATGCCGTCACCATCCATGTCGATCTTCACATAGGCTTCGACGTACAGAACCTTTTTCGCCGCAACATCAGACCGATTAGCCATATCAATGGTGGCTTGCGGATTACGGATGAACCGTTCTTCATTGTCCTCTAGTTCGTCCACCTCATTGGCGTATGGATTGATCTCGTCAGGATCATAACCCATCGCCACCAGTTCGCTTACCGTCAAAATGCGGCGATGCGCGACAATGGACGAATCATCCAAGCTGATAGCAGCCCGCGCCACCAGCAACTCCTCCGGCGGAACCGCCGCAATCTTTAAGCGGCCCTTATCCCACTTACGGACTACCCGCACATCATACATATTTGGGCCAGGCATCCCCGTAGTCGGATCAACGTCCCCAGGATAAGCCACCGTCACCTGAACTTCGCAGTTCGGATCAGAGTTCA